CCAAGGATGGCTCCGTTAGCCTTTGAGAGCAATCTGGTACGACTTCCAGGATTGAATTCCTTTAAGATCGTCACCATATTGATTCTTCGTCCCCACGGATCCAGTAGTAGCATTTTGCATCTTAACATACTGCTTAATGCTATATTCATTAGGGATAAGATTACGTTCATGACGTAACCAAAATTTGACAAATTCTTCAAATAACGGGTGATACCTGCAGTTTTCCAATATGCTAAGACTGCGCATCGCGAAATAGTTACTACCGTCTATTTCATAGTCGTTAAAATCGCTCCACTTTTCAGGGAAACATAGTCTATTCAAGGCTCGAATAGTAGGATAGATTCCTCTGATTAAACCATTCACATAATAATCGGGATGGAATAGCTTTTGAAGGTATATGAAGTAACCTTCTGCAATTAAGGTTTTATCTCGGTTAAGTGTTAAGTTTGATTTCTCGTACTTATCAAATAACTCTTCAGGTTCGGCAACAGCTGCACCAAGATCATCGCCTAAGAACTGAGACAGCTCTGGAGGACAATCGCAAATCCCTCGATTAACAACACTGCCTGTTAAGTTAGTAAACTGACTTCCTGAAAATATACCATGGCCCCCTTCAACGTACTCTATAATATTGTTCTTTTCACTTGGAATGATTAATCCCTTGTTAGAAAAACGATAACCAATTTCTGAAAGCTCATCACGATACTGTGTATGAAACAATGATGAATATTGGTCAAAAGCATAACTGTGTAGATCTGGGCCTACGGTAACATCGAAATTCTTAATATCTCCGGAAACACATTTAAGGTTAAGACGAACGGCATCGTAGATAATACGTGTCATAGCTTTATCTACTTCTTCTGGTCCAACCATAGCTGCAAAACAGGGTATTGTACGGTAAACGTCGAAGAGAGGTTTGAAGTATTTCAATTCTTTAATGATATCAGACAGAGGATATCCATAAACTAATCTAGTCTTCAGGTTTTCTTGCGTACGTATAAAGGGTACTACAGGAAGATCAAGGCTGTAGAGAAATTCAAGATACTCTAATGTGTAATTTAGAGCCTTTCCCTTTTTATTTAATGTAGGCAACCCAGCATTGGTTGACTTCTTTAAATATCGCGTAACTGTTTCATAACTAAGAGGTCTAAGTTTACCTCTGAACTCCGACTTTGGAAAGGGTAAGTCAGGCACAATTTGATTTCCTATTTCAAAAGTACCCATGACAGTAGACCTGATATTATTAAAAGGCTGTGCAATAGACCTTGGTCCAAACTTGTCTACTTGACCCATTTCCATATCATATAACGGCAAATTCAAGACGGATTCATTTCGTTGCAAGATTTTCATCCATTCACTCAATAAGTCATCAGGTCCTACCCTCTCAGCAACTGGGGTGACTAAAACTTGATCACTTCCTATCCTCACGTTCTCGATCAGGTTGGAAAGCTTGTTTCTAGACGTATCATCAAATGTCCACTCATCTGGAAGATCATCTTTTGTGAAATCTAAGGTTTGCATTATTACTTGTTGCTATTATAATCAACTACGCGTATCTACAGCTCAGTCTTAGTATCAGTTTTATCTGTATCTTTTGACTTTGTCATTCGCGGTCTAGGTCTAGGACGAGGTCTAGGCTTAGGCTTCGGTTTCCCCTTAGGATCATCGTAGCTACTCGATTGATTCCCACCGTTTGCGAAATCTTTAAAGAAAAGCCACTGAAGGAACTTTTCTACGCTAAATCTAGAACCCATTTTCGTGTAGTTACACACTGTTTCAGTTCCAAATCGTTGGAAATAGTGTATCGTACCATTGCCCTGTACGTGACATTGGTAAGTATTTCCAGATAGACTTTGCG